AAACAGCCTGAGATACAGGGAGATCACCGCCCAGAGTATTCAGCGCATGCAAATTCTGCACCGTGGTATTTTTATGCCTGCTTTTGACCGCATATTGCAGCTGGCCCGCATGGAAGAGATGGACTGCGAGTTTGTGGAAGTGCCCGCCCACGAAGGTGCCCGCCCTACCCATGCGGTGTGGCAGGGCAGGGTTTACCACCGCGGCGGCGCTGTGGTGCAGGACGGTGAGCGGTACGAGGATTTTGAAGCCGCTACCGGTTACGGCACCGGGCCGGGCCTGTGCGGCTGGTGCTGCCGCCACAACTTTTACCCGTTCTATCCCGGCGTATCTGTCCGCAACTACACAGACGAACGCCTGGCCGAGCTGGACGCTCGCAGCGGAGCCTGCCGAACCGGCAGATTACGGCGAGGTGGCCCGCATGGTGAACGCCACCAAGAACCAAAACCCGGCCGCGTCAGCCGCCTGGTCAAGCGTGCCGGGGCGGATACTACCCTGAAAAACGCTGTCCGCGACGGGGCTGAGTGGGCCTGGGTGCCGCACGGGGACACCTGCCCGTTCTGCATCACACTGGCAAGCAACGGCTGGCAGAAAGCCAGCAGCAAGGTGCTGAAAGGCGGCCACGCAGAACACATCCACGCCAACTGTGACTGTGAGTTTGCCATCCGTTTTGACCACAATACCACTGTGGCGGGATATGACCCGGAAAAATACCTGAAACAGTACCGGGATGCGGGCGGCGACATCAACAAATTGCGCCGGGTGAACTATGCCGCCAACAAGGAGCGCATCAATGCCCAGAAACGGGCGGCGTATGCCGAAAGACAAAAGTATTTGATCAGTGCTGCTGAGAGAGGGAAAGGTCCCATTACGAAAATCACTGATTCCGTAATCAATGATTTCCCCGCTGTTAAGGTCGATTGGTTTACCGAAGATCAAAACAAGCAATTTAGATCGTTACATAAAGAACTGCTTCAAACTTCTCGCGACAAAAACAACTGCTTTGAAACAGCTTTTATTGTTTCAGGAGATTTAAGTCGAAAGACTATTGTATTTGGCGATGAAACCACAATCTCTATTCCACCGCTTTCAACTGGCTTAAATAGTTGGATTTTGCATAACCATCCGAGAAACAGCAGCTTTTCAATTGAAGATATCGCAGCTGTTACTATTCCTGGATATCAGGGAATCACTATCGCCAAAAACAATGGCGGATTGGAAATATTGACGAAATCTCCAAATTGTGATAACATCAGATTGCAAAATGATGTGCGACGTTTTCTTATAAGAAAACCCAACAAAATATCTGATTCAGACGCACAAAAAATGATTTCAAAATGGGTTGAAAAGGGGTGGGCAAAGTGGCTGATAGTAGAAAAGCAGAAGTGAATTTTTCGGATTTTGAAGCGGTGGATTTTAGCGATTCCGGCCTTGTACTGGATGGCGATTCGGAAGCGTTTGCCAAGTGGTATTTGGAAAAAACAAAGTCACTTGCTCCGCTGGATGACATCAAAGAAGACACCTGAACCACGATGCACACGCACCGTGGTTTTTTCATGCCCATTTTTAGGAGAACGCAATGAAGAAGCTGCTTGTTTTGATGCTGGCCGTGCTGATTGCAGTGACCAGCCCGGAACGGTTCAAGGTGAATTATATCTGCCCGCATCAGTACCGGCTGTGTTTTTACACGGACGTTTTACACGGCGTGGAGATTGTGCCGTAATGGCCGCGCCAACATTTGTTGAAACCACGATGCAAATTCTGCACCGTGGTATTTTTATGCCTGCCTGCCCTGCATGAGGGGCAAGCGGGCACTTTTTATACCCATTTATTCCCCAAAACATGCCCGGCATGGCGTAAAACTGTACAGCCAAAGCGGATGCGACCCGCGTAAATAAAAGCGCAGGCAGAAAGGACACAACATGAAACGCGAAGACGTAAAGAAGCAGATCCCCAACATCACCGATGAGCAGCTGGACTGGCTGATGGGCGAAAACGGCAGGGATATCACCGCCGAAAAGACCAAAGCCACCAACCTGCAGATCCAGGTGAACGGCCTGACCACCCAGCTGAACACCGCCAAAGACAGCCTGAAAGCCTTTGAAGGCGTGGACGTGGCCGACCTGAAAGGCCAGATCACCAAGCTTCAGGGCCAGCTGGCCGATCAGGCCGACAGTTTTGCCTTTGATTCCGCTTTGGATGGTGCCATCCGCGATGCCCACGGGCGCGATGTAAAGGCCATCCGCGGTATGTTGGACGTGGATGCACTGAAAGTCAGCAAGGACCGCACCAGCGATATCCAGGCCGCGCTGGATGCCCTGGCCAAGGAAAAAGCCTGGGCCTTTGATGCCGCCCCCGGCGGCTACCCCAACGTCCGCGACGGCGGCGACCCGAACAAAACCCCAACCGGTTCCACGCGCGAGCAGTTCGCGGAGTGGTTCAACGAAGTCATGAAGTAAAGGAGCAAAAGTATGGCATCTATTGATATCAACCGCACGACTACTATTTCCCTGCCGGGCAGCGTGTCCAGCGAAATTTTGCAGAAAGCCCAGGAATCCAGCGCCGTCATGGCACTGGCCCGGCAGATTCCGCTGCCCGGCCTGGGCGTAACCATCCCCGTTATCACCGGCGACCCCGAAGCGGGCTGGGTCGGTGAGACCGAGAAAAAGCCGGTCAAGCGCGGCACTCTGGCCACCAAGCAGATGACGCCCTATACCCTGGCCGTCATCGTGCCGTTTTCCAACCAGTTCCGCCGCGATGTGCCCGCCCTGTATGATCAGCTGGTGCAGCATCTGCCCGGCGCTCTGGCCAAAAAGTTTGACCAGACCGTGTTCGGGGCGGTGAAAGCCCCCGGCTCCAACTTCGACACCCTGAAAGCCTGCACGGCCCAGAGCATCCTGACCAATGCCTACGGCGGTCTGGTTGCCGCCGATGCGGACATCGCCGTCAATGACGGCATTCTGAACGGCTGGGTACTGGCCCCGCAGGGCAAGGCCATCCTGCTGAACGCGGTGGACGACAATAAGCGTCCTCTGTTCATCAACTCCGTGGCCGAAGGCGCAGTGCCCATGATTCTGGGCGCGCAGGTGCGCCAGAGCAAGGGCGCCTACACGGCCAACACGGCCAGCGATGCCGCCGTTGTCGGCTTTGCGGGCGACTGGAGCCAGGCTGTATACGGCACCGTGGAGGGCGTGCAGATCGCCATTTCCGACCAGGCCACCCTGACCGACGGTTCCACCACCATCAACCTGTTTGAGCAGAACATGTTCGCCGTGCGCGCCGAGATCGAAGTCGGCTTCCGCTGCGACACCACGGTGTTCAACAAGCTGACCGGCGCAGCCAAAACGGGGTCCTGATCATGATTGAATTCAAAAATCATTTGACCGGCACCCTGATGGCCGTTGCCCCGGAGCGGGAAGATGAATATCTGGCGGCAGGGCATACCCGCGTAGATGCCCCGGCGGCCGTCCCCGCCAGGCAGCCCGCCGAAGAGCCCGCTGAAGAGCCCGCCGCCAAGCAGACCGCCGAAGAGCCCGCCGAAGAGCCCACCGCCAAGCAGACCGCCGCCCCGGCCCCGAAGAAGAAAGCCGCCGCCAGGAAATGAGGTGATGGCAATGGTCTATGCAACCGTGGAAGAGGTCGAAGCCGGGTTCCGCACGCTGAGCGATGACGGAAAGACTCTCTGCAGCGCCCTGCTGGCCGAAGCCGGCATTGTCATCGACGCATACAGCCAGGACGCCCCGTTTGAGCGCAAACAGCTGGTATCCTGCCGCATGGTGCGCCGCCAACTGGACGCGGGCACCGGCGGGCAGGGCGCCGCCATGTACCCGATGGGTGCCACCCAGGCGTCCGCATCGGCGCTGGGCTACCAGCAGAGCTGGACGGTGTCCGGCGGCTCGGTCGGAGAGTTGTACTTGTCAAAGCTCGAAAAACGGCTTCTGGGCGTCGGAGACAAAATCGGTGCCCACAGCCCGCTGGAGGACTTATGCTGAAGGGTATCGACATCATCCTGTACGAAAAGACCAAGACCGGCGAGGACGCTTTCCACGCGCCGATCTACGCTGAAACACCAGTCACTGTCCACAACGTGCTGGTGGGCGAACCGGCTACGGAGGACATCGTCAACGATCTGCAGCTTTACGGCAGGCGGCTGGCCTATACGCTGGCCCTGCCCAAGGGAGACGCCAACGACTGGCACAACGTGACGGTGGAGTTCTTCGGGCAAAAATTCCGGACTTACGGCGATGTGGTGCAGGGCATTGATGACCTGATCCCGCTGTGCTGGAACAAGAAAGTCAAGGTGGAACGGTATGAGTAAATACAAATTCGAGCTGAACCGTTCCGGTGTCCGCGCTCTGCTGCGCTCGGACGAGGTGAAGGCAATCCTGAAAAGCAAAGCCGATGCAGCGGCGCAGGCGTGCGGGAATGGTTACGCATCCGGCGACTATCTCATGCCAACCCGCGTGGTAGCCCGTGTTTCTGCGGTTTCGGCCAAAGCCAAACAGGACAACCTGAAAAACAACACGATCTTGAAGGCGCTGAAATGATAGAGAAAATCGCAATAAATCACCTGAGCACCGCCCTTACCGTGCCGGTGTACATGGAGATCCCGGAAAATCCGCCCAACACGTTTGTGCTGGTGGAGAAAACCGGCAGCAGCCGCACCAACCGGGTCAACCGTGCCACATTGGCCGTGCAGAGCTGGGCTGGCAGTTTGCTGGCAGCGGCCGAACTGAACGAACGGGTCAAGGCGGCGATGGATGAACTGGCCGGCATTGACGATGTCAGCGCCTGCCGCCTGAACAGCGACTACAATTTTACCGATACAACAACCAAACACTACCGTTACCAGGCCGTTTTCGACCTGGTTTTTTATTGAGAAAGGATGATTCACATGGCAAACGCATCCAATGTTACCACCGGCAAGCCCCAAAAAGGCGGTGCAATCTTCCGCGCCCCGGCGGGCACTACCCTGCCCACCGATGCAACCACCGCGCTGAATGCAAAGTTCGTCTGCTTGGGTTACTGCGGTGAGGATGGCCTGACCAACGCAAACAGCCCGAAAAGCGACAACATCAAAGCGTGGGGCGGGGATACAGTTCTCACTTATCAGAGCTCGAAAGACGATACCTTCACCTTTGTTCTGATTGAAGCGCTGAACCCCGATGTACTCAAAGCTGTCTATGGCGATGACAACGTGACCGGCACGCTGGAGACCGGCATCACCGTGAAAGCGAACAGTGACCCGCAGGAGAGCGCCGCGTGGGTCATTGAGCAGGTCATGCGCGATGGCGCCCACAAGCGCATTGTCATCCCGTCCGCCGCCGTGACCGAGGTTGGCGAAATCACCTACTCTGACGAGGATGCAGTGGGCTATGAAACCACCATCACCGCCACGCCGGACACGGACGGGAATACGCACTACGAGTACATCAAGGCGAAAGGAGAATCGTGATGATTGAGGGAAAAACCAAAAGAGGCTTTGCCTATGCCATTGCAGAAGAGAATGTAGACCAGGAATTTCTGGATGCACTGGCGGAAGCGGAGGACGGCAAACCGCTGAAAGTCAGCAAGGCGCTGCGCCTGCTGCTGGGGGAAGAGCAGCGCGAAAAGTTATACGACTACCTGCGCAATGACAAAGGGAAGGTTCCGATCGACGCTGTGATGGAAGCGTTTTATGACATTCTTTCCAATGACGGGACCGGCGCAAAAAACTCCTGATCCTCGCTGCGATGGTCCATGCCGATGAGGATGCGCTGATCTGCGATTTTGCCGAAACCTACCACATCTTTGACTGGCGTGCGCTTCCGGTACGGCTGGCTGCCACCCTGGCGGCCGGCCTGCCGGAAACTTCGCGCATCCGCATGAAGATGGCGGGGGCTAAAATGACGGCCTCACTGCTGATGCAGGCAGCCATGGTGGACCGGTTGAGCCTGCTGGTCTGGATGCAGACCAAGGACGGGCAGAAAAACCGGCACCGCCCCCAGAGCGTTGCAGAGATGCTTACCGGAAAAGAAAAGCGCAGCACGGTACAGGCATTTAACAGCGAGGAAGAATTTTGGGCGGCCATCCGGGCCGCTGATGAAGGAAAGTGAGATCATGGCAGAGGGTACAGAACTTGGCAAGGCGTATGTGCAGATCATCCCGAGCGCCAAGGGGATCAGCGGGAAAATCAAGGAAGCGCTGGGCGATGCCCCAGCGCAGACTGGGGAATCCGCAGGGCAAAGCCTAGGCAGCCGTCTTGTCAGTACGTTCAAAAAAGTAATCGCTGCGGCCGGTATCGGGGCTACCATTTCCAAGGCCGTCACCGAGGGCGCTGCGCTTGAGCAGAGCATCGGCGGCGTTGAAACGCTGTTTAAGGACAGTGCGGATACCATCAAGCAATACGCAGCCGTCGCCTATAAAACAGCCGGTGTCAGCGCCAACGACTATATGGAACAGGTGACGAGCTTTTCGGCTACCCTGCTGCAGGGCCTGGGCGGAGATACCGCCGCGGCGGCCAAGTACGCCAACCAGGCTATTATCCAGATGTCGGACAACGCCAACAAGATGGGCACCGATATGTCCGCCATCCAGTACGCATACCAGGGTTTCGCCAAAGACAACTACACGATGCTGGACAACCTCAAGCTTGGTTACGGCGGCACCCAAGCGGAAATGGCCCGGCTGATCAATGACAGCGGCGTGCTCGGAGACAGCGTTAAAGTCACGGCCGACACTGTCAAGGACGTGCCATTCAACTCCATCATCGACGCCATCCAGGTAATCCAGGACAACCTGGGTTTAACGGGAACCACAGCCAAGGAGGCGGCAACGACCATTTCGGGTTCGATGGCGTCCGTGAAGGCGGCGTTTTCCAACGTCCTTGCAGAGCTGACCCTGGGGCAGGATATTCAGCCCGCCCTGAACGGTCTCGCAGACACGGTAACGTCCTTCCTGTTCGGAAATCTGTTTCCGGCGGTTGGGAATATCCTCAAGGGGTTGCCGTCAGCCATTGGAACTTTTATAACCAGCGCCGGTCCGCAGATCAGCGCGGCCATTGGGCAGGCACTTGGAAGCATTTCCCCTGATTTGAGCGGCCTGTGGACTTCGATAAGCGGCAAGCTGGGTGGGCTATGGTCATCGCTGTCCGGGGCAATGGCTCCGCTGTCCGGCCTGCTATCTTCTATGATGCCGCTGCTTCAAAGCGTTCTGAGCCTTGTTGATGAAGCACTTGGAAAAATTCAGAGTGCCGTATCGGAGATTGACCCGGCGGTGGAAGCGGCAGCACCCGTTCTGCAAAGCATTTTTCAGGAAATCGGCACATTTGTGCAAAACCATGCGGACGGGCTAGTTACCGCGTTTGCATCCATTGGCGCAGGGCTTGGTGTGTTCAAAACGTTGACCGGGCTTGGTGCTCTTTTGGCTCCCGTTGTGTCTGTCATTACCAGTGTGGTCACGGCCATCACCAGTGCGACCTCGGCGGGTGCAGCCTTTGGCGGGGTAATCGCTGCGCTTGGGGGGCCTGTGACGGTGGTAATTGGTGTCCTGTCTGCACTTGTTGCAGGGTTCATCTACCTGTGGAACACCTGCGAACCGTTCAAGCAGTTTTGGATCGACCTAGGATCTAATATTACCAACTTCGTGAGTAATGCGGCCCAGGCGATCGTGAACTTCTTTACGGTAACCCTGCCAACCGGCATCCAAAACGCCATGACGTTCATCCAGCAGCTGCCCGACAATATTTCGGCCTTTTTCTCTCAGATCCCCTATATGGTCGGCAATTTTCTGGGCCAGGCACTAGGCACGCTGGCAAGCTGGGCGGTGCAGCTGCCGGCGCTGGCAAAACAGGCGGCGAGCACATTTCTTACCAATGTCGTGGCATTCTTCTGCCAGCTGCCGGGGAATACCCTGAAATGGCTGACCACGGCCTTGACCAATGTGGCCCAGTGGGCTGTTCAGCTGGGGAAGAAAGGCACCGAAGCGGCCAAGACACTGCTCAACAATGTCGTGAACGGCCTTATGCAGCTGCCCGGCAAATTGCTTGATATCGGCAGGCAGGCCGTGGAAGGTCTGTGGAACGGTATCAAAGCCGCAGCCGGATGGTTGCAGGATCAGATCGGCAGCTTCGTTTCCGGCATTGTCGATGGATTTACCAGTGCGTTCAAAATCGGCAGTCCGTCCCGCATTATGAGAGACAAAGTTGGGCGTTGGATCACCCCCGGCATTGCCGAAGGCATCACAGGCAGCATGGGATGCTTGAAATCCGCGATGACTGACGTGCGTGACCTTGTGACCGGGCAGATGGCGGGGCTACAGACAGGGGTGTCTACCGCGCTGAGCGTTGATCCTGCCTGGGCCGTGCCGACAGTCTCTCCTCAAAGCAGTGGGAGCGTGCAGCCCGTCACGTTGGACGAACTCGCCGATCTGGTCACGCTTATCATCCAATCCATCCGGGAGAATGGCGGCCCCATCATCATCGGCGATGAGGTCATCGGCCGCGCCAACGACCGATACCGCCAAAATCGCGCAATCATGACAGGAGGAATGGCATGAAAGCATTGAAGCGCACTTCCCTCTTGCAGATCGACAGCCATTCCCTACCGGTTCCCACCGGCTCCCCCACCATCAAGTTTTCGGACGTTGAGAGCAGTGACAGCGGCGCTGACGAGATGGGCGTCTACCACCGTGAAGTGCTGCGGTTCGGCGTGCTGACCTGTTCGTTGACCTACAGCTACCTTGATAACGCCGACTGTGCCTACCTGCTCGGCCTTTTGCAAAACAAAACCACATTCCAGTTTACCTGCCCTATCCCCGGCGACGCCGCAGACGTGGCACAAACAACCACCCGCACCTGCTACTGTTCCAACTACGGGGCGGCCCTGCAGCGGCTGAAAACCGGTGTTTGGCGGGACATGGATCTGGAAATCAAAGAATGTTAAAGAGGTGCCTGAATGGTTAAGAACATCCTGGTGCTGGATGACGGCACTGAGATTGCCGCCGGCACCGTTGGTCAGAATGCCATCCTTTCCCTGACCTGTACCGAAACCGTATCCAAAACCACCGACCTGTGTCCCGGCGCAGCCTGCTCCAATAAGCTGGAAATCACAATCTGGGTGGAGCCGGGAACCGATCTGCCGATTACATCCGGGACCCGGCTGACCCACTACCGGGAGACATCCGGCCAGCGCACCCTGGCGGGCACCTACTGGGCCGTTAAACCTACCAGCCAGACCCGCAACACCTACAAAATCTACGCCTATGACGCAGTCTCCCTGCTTGATGGCGTACAGTCTACCTGGCTGCGATCCATTCAGGATCAGTTCCCGATGACACTGTGGGCATTTGCGGGACTTGTAGCACAGCGGTGCGGCGTAACCATTGCCAACAACTCCCTGCCCCGCAACGGAACCTATCTGGTACAGGCTTTTTATGCCGACAATCTGACCGGCCGCCAGCTGCTTGCCTGGGTAGCCGAAGCGTCCTGCACATTCTTGCGGGCTACACCGGACGGAAAAATCGAATTTGCCTGGTACACAGATTACAACGCATCGCAGAGCATCGGGCCAACCGTATACATAAGGGACGGCCTGTCGCATGACAAGTTTCAGACCGCGCCGGTCGTCAAAGTACAGATCCGGCAGAGCGATGACGACGTGGGTGTGCTGTATCCATCCGATGAAAGTGGATCAAATGCCTTGGTTATCCAGGGCAACCTGCTGCTGACATCCGCCACTGCGGAAGCACTGAAGCCGGTCGCGCAGGCAATATTTGAAACGATGAAGGGCGTGACCTACACACCACTCAAAGTAACCGTCCCGGCGGATTTTCCCCTGCCCGCGCCTGGAAACATTGTATCTGTCACTGATGCCCGCGGAAACGTGCTGAGTTCCTATATCATGACCCGGGAAATATCCGGTCAGCAGGTCACGCTGGAATCCACCGGCAACGCCACACGGGACGGAACCGCAGCCGTAAATGAGCAGAGCTACAAGAACCTGACCGGCAAGATGCTGGAGATCAAGACCAGCGTGGACGGCCTGGAAGTAAAGGCCAGTGACCTGACCGGCAAGTACACCGACCTGAAAGCAACGGTGGACGGGCTTTCGGCGGAGGTGAAAAAAGACATCAAAATCACCGGCGGCGGCAACCTGATCCTGGGCAGTGAGAGCTTCAAGAACGCTGAACTGAAAGGCAATACCGGCGACGGCAGTTCTATTACCTATGAACTAACCGGCGGGGCGACCATGGCCAACACCAACTCCAACCGATATTTTCGCTGGACAACGGTGGGTGCGTATGTGGCAAAAGGCGTGACATTGTGCCTGTCTGTTATGTACAAACCCGTTTCTGGTGCGGATGAGTTCTGTATGGAAATCGCTTACACGGCGGGGTACTCCACCAGCCAGAGCTGGGCAACCATTAAGCCAACTGATCAGCTGGAGATTGAGCAGACGGACGGCTGGGTACTGCGGTATGGCCTGTGGACGCCGCCGGACAACGCCACCTTAAAGCTGGTGGATATGGGCAGTGGTACCACCCACGCTGGTACCGGCAACTACACCAACAAGTTTTCGCTGCTGCACCCCATGCTGCAATACGGCAACGCGCCGACCGCGTGGAATGCCAGCAGCGGCGACTACCTGACGCAGGAAAGCGCAAAAAGCTTATTTTCGCAGACCGCTGACGAGATCAAAACCGAGGTCACCAAGTCAGTGACCGAAACGGTGACGGCCAACGTGAAGGATACCGCCACCAGCGCTGCCAATGATGCCGTTGACAGCAAGCTGAAGGACTACGCCACCACAGCAACGGTGAACAGCCTGAAAGAAGATGTCTCCAGCATCAGCCAAAAGGCCGACAGCATCAGCACCAAAGTCAGCAGCCTGGAAGAAACCACCACGACCATTTCGGATGACCTTGACAGCACGAAGCAAGAGTTCAAGACCGTTAAAGAATCCGTTTCTGCGATTGAGCAGAAAGCCGACAGCATTACCCAGACGGTAACGCAGCGGATCACCGGCGGCAACAATATTATTGTGGGCACCGACGACTGGAACAATGCGACCCTGGATGCAGGCGGCAATGACCTGAGAAAAAAAGGGACATACACGATCAGCGGTGAATCCGTCCGAGTGACCAATAGGGCGCAGAACACTCGCTTCCACTTTGGCGCGGACAAAACGCTGGTGATTGCCAAGGGCATGACCTATTGCGCCAGCGTACTGTACAAGCTCAACTCTGGCACGGACAGCCTGTTTTTGCAGTTCGAGACCAAGAACAGCAGCGGCGCAAAAAGTTATTACGGCAATGCATTCAAAAATGCAAAGCAGGACATTGAGCTGGACAACGGCTGGAAGCTGCGCTGGGCGGCGTTCACGGCGACCGCGGACGGCTATGCAGACGGCCTGTTTGTGAGTACCGCGAACGATAACGCCACCGTTACCAACGATCTGACCATCATGCACCCCATGGTGCAGATGGGCAACGCCCCCACTGCCTGGACGGCCAGCACCGGCGACTATCTGACCGCCAACGAAACCAAAACCGAGATCAAGCAGACGGTGAACGAAATTAAGCTGACGGCCAGCACAAGCGGAACCAGCAGCACCATCAAGCTGACAGCGAGCGGAACAGAGATCACCAGCGCACAGATCAACCTATCCGGCGTGGTGACATTTTCGGATTTGAGTACCTGGAACCAGGATAAGACCATCATCAACGGCGGAAACATTACGACCGGGCAGCTGCATAACCTCAACTACACCACCGTGTACGACCTGGATAACGCCTGGATTCGCATGGGCACCGAGGCCGGTGAGCGCGTGTTTCTGGACAATCGGCACATTGCCTGGTATGCAACCATCAACACCGGCAGCATCGGCCTGACCGGCGTGCTGTACTCAGAGGCTGGCAGCTCCTACATTGGGGCGTGCAGCAAGTACGCCAAGTACGGCTGGGTTGACGGCCTCAACCCGACATCTTACGTTGGGATGCAGATCACCTACAACCGCAGCGATGACAGCGACGCCGATTTTAACACGACCCGGGTGGGTGTCTCCGGCAAGCTGAATGTACACAATCTGGACGTTTGGGGCAGCAAATCCCGCGTGGTGCCTACCAGCTTCGGCGCGCTGAAAATGGCCGCGTTCGAGACCCCCGTGCCGACCTTTGCGGACTGGGGTAAGGGCCGGTGCAGCCCAGACGGCTGGTGCCTGATTGCCCTTGACCCACGCTATGCGGAGACCATCGCCCAGTACGGGCAGCCCGCCTGGCTGCTGACGGATTGCGATGGAACCGGCCACCTGTGGGCCGAAAACTGCGGCCAGTATGCCATTATACACGGCGCACCGAGGCAGCAATTTGCATGGCTCTGCATGGCCGCCCAGCGCGGCTATGAGGGCAGTTATGCCGACCGCAGTGACAGCGGCTACCCTGCCGGTGATCCGGCAGGCATTGAGCTGGCCGCCAGCGCTGCTGCCCGCGCCCAGGATGAAAGCACCACCGCCGCAGATGACCTGTTGGCTATGGACACCGGCGCAGATGAAACCGCAGACATTCTATTGGATGAATCGGAGGGATTAACATGAAGAAATTATCTGGCGTGGCGGTCGTAACGACCGCCGAAGGCGAACGCGTGAGCTACACCTACATGGAACTGGACGACAGCGGCAACATCACTAGCCAGAACAACCGGGGGTCTTTTGTGGCCCTTGATGAAGCGGTTCTGGCGGCCATTGCCACGCTGAAAAATGCCGTGAACGCGCGGCTGTAAGGAGGAAAAGACCATGACCGATACCAAACGCATTAAAGAGTGCAAACGCAAGATTATTGCCGCGATCAATGAAGCGAAAATCCCCTTTGCGGTATCTGAGCTGATCCTCGAAAACATGCTTGCCGTCGTGCGTGAAAATATGGCAGCCGAAGAAGCCGCGGCGGCAAACATCGAAGCTCCGAAAACAGAGGAAGAAAAACTGCCGAACTAGGAGAAAAACGAATGAAACAGGGAACGCAATTCGTGCTGCCCGTGGAAATCGGGATGGATCTGGATGATGTGAGCCGGATCGAATTTGTGTTCAAGCAGAAGTTCTGCAAAGGCTTCCCGGCCATTAAATCCAACGTCTGGCCGGATGACTGCACCCGGCAGGAAGGACAGAACATCATCCTTATCCCCTGGACGCGGGAAGAAACGTACAAATTCCTGGGCGGCGAAGCATTGTACATGGACACCCGCATCACGTTGCGGGACAGCACTGACCAGCCGCAGACGGAGATTTTGACGCTCAAAATGAGCCCGACCTTATTCCAGGAGGTTGATGGTGCATGATCCAGGTGCGAGTGGCCCAACAGAGCGCCGTATCAGTGCGCATTGCCGGGGCGGCATCCGTGCGGGTGGACGTGACCGGCACCACAGTGGTGGGTGCGCCGGAGTACAGCGGGCCGTATGACATCACGCCGTTGTTCTCGGCGCAGGTTTTGCCCACCGCAAAGCGACTAATGCAGCAGGACCTAACAATCAAGAAGATACCTCAGTACGAGGTAGCCAACGATTCCAGTGGCTACACACTGATTATAGGAGAGGAGTACTACAATGCCCAATAAATATGTGAACAAGGTGGTTATCGGCAAGGAAACGAAGCTTGACCTTACCGCAGATACCATTACCCCGGACAAGCTGGCAAAAGGTATCACGGCACACGATAAGTCCGGCGCGCCCATTACCGGCACCAGCACAAAAGACGCGGATACCAGCGATGCTACCGCAGCTGTGGCGGAGGTTTTGAACGGGAAAACATTCTACGCGCGTGGCGCTAAAATGACCGGCACAATGCCCAACAACGGCGAAGTCAACGGTGAAATCAGCACCGTTTCTGGTAAGTACACCATTCCCATGGGCTTTCATGATGGCGCGGGCGGAGTGACTATCGCGGCGACCGAACAGGCCAAGCTGGTGCCCACAAATATCCGCGAGGGCGTTACAGTCCTGGGCGTGAAAGGCTCTATGAGCGGCAGCGAAGGTATGAAGCCGCAGGCCAAGAGCGTTACACCGACCTTTGAGCAGCAGGTTGTGCTGCCCGACAAAGCGTATAACTGCCTGTCGCAGGTCACCGTGGCGGCTATCCCGGCCACATACGTTGATAACGCCGCGGGCGGGCAAACCCTGACGATCGGAGGCTGATATGGCGGTCAACAAGGTTGTTATCAATGATGAAGTTGTCCTCGACCTGACCGGTGATACGGTGCAGGCTGCCGACCTGCCGAAAGGGGTAATTGCCCACAGTGCCGCAGGGGCCAAAGTCACCGGAACCACAAACTATGCCGGCTCCAGCAACGCAGGCGGCTCCGCAACGAGCGCCGAAAAACTAAATAACAGCCTGACCATCAAACTGAACGGAACCAGTCAGGGCGCATGGGACGGCAGCAGCGCAAAAACCATTGACATAACGGCAGCCAGCGTTGGCGCGACAAGCGTTACGCTCAGAAGGTGGTGACAGCTGCATGGGTGTGTATTTAGGCAGCAATGCCGTTGATATGCAGGGCGGCTTTGTGACGGGTGGTGCAAGTGGGGCGAGTTTGCAGAGCAAGACCGTAAGCCCCAGTGAGAGCGCACAGACGGTTAAGGCCGACAATGGCTATGATGGTTTGAGCCAGGTTACAGTGAATGCAGTATCAAAAACTTATGTGGGAAGCGGCGTGACGAAAAAAAGTGCTGCGACTTATACGCCGGGAACGAGTGACCAGAGCATTGCATCCGGCCAGTATTTGAATGGAACCCAGACGATTAAGGGTGACAGCAATTTGACTGCGGCCAATATTAAGAGCGGTGTAAAGATTTTTAATGTGACAGGCAGTTATACCGGGAGCAGCAGTGGCGGAAACACGCCAAACTTGCAGACCAAAACGGTTACGCCCAGCGAGAGCACCCAGACGGTAAGCCCGGACAGCGGATATGACGGACTGAGCAAAGTGACCGTGAATGCGATATCGAGCACTTATATTGGCAGTGATGTGACCAAAAAAAGCGCAGCAACTTACATCCCGAAGACAACCGACCAGAGCATTGCATCTGGGCAATACCTGAGCGGGACACAAACAATCAAGGGCGATGCAAACCTGGTGGCCGGGAACATTAAGAGCGGTGTGAACATTTTTGGTGTGACAGGAACTTATGCCGGCGGCGGGAGTTCCGGCGGCAATGGCAATAACAATGTGGAGGCTTATGCCATTACGGACACCAACCCCAGCGTGAGTTTTAAGACCGCCAGCGGAACCATTAAGATTTGGGGCTACGGCACCATAACCAGTCAAGGCGGCTGGGGCGGGCAGACTACGAGCCTGATTGCGTTTGCAGGCGACAAGTATTACAAGGGCGCCATATACGGCAGCCCAAGCAGCACCAGCCTGAGCCTGAGCATCAGCGGCGGAAAACTGACGGGACTGCCGAGCGGACTATCCGCAATCAGCGCGATTGTGACGAGAGGTATTTGATTATGGCGACGGATACAAAACTTGACAACCTGGTGATCAACTACCTGACCCAGAGCCAGTACGACAATGCGAAAAGTTCTGGAACGTTGAATGCGAACCAGATTTATATGACACCAGCCTCCTCCAGTACCTATACGCTGCCTGCCGCTACCAGTTCAACTCTTGGCGGTGTAAAAATCGGGAGTAACATTACGGTGAGTTCCGGTACGATCAGCCTGACAAAGGCGAACGTGACAAGTGCTTTGGGGTACACACCGCCAACAACCGACACCAAGTACACACTGCCGACAGGTAATGCTTCGACCGCGGGCGGCGTGAAGCTGAGCGATTCGACCAGTTCAACCAGTTCAACCAGCGGAGGAATTGCAGCAACACCAGCAGCGGTAAAAGCAGCCATCGCGGAAGCAAAACTTGCGGCCTGGCCGATTGGCAGCATTTACATGAGCGTAAACAGTACAAGCCCGGCAAATCTATTTGGTGGCACGTGGGAAATGATATCTGATACTTTCCTGTTTGCTGCTTCCAGCAGTCATCCCGCAGGTAGCACTGGGGGCGAATTCGCCCATAAGCTTACACAAAGCGAGCTACCGGATTATTCGCTGTCTGTGGCCAACGGAAGCAACGTAATACGCTCCAAAACCGGAAGCTCTGCGGATGCGTATGTCCAAACGCAATCAAGTGGCTGGGGTATTCCGAACTGGGAATCCAAAACCGTAACAGTCGCCTCCGGCGGTTCCGGGGCAGCCCACAACAACATGCCGCCTTATTTATCGGTATGGATATGGAAGAGGACAAAATAAGGAGGATAAAAATGCGGCTGAAGAATGAAGAAGCCCTGCTGCATTGGCCCCTGGCCCAACACATCATCACCGCGGGCTGGATCTACAATGACGGCAGCCTGCACCGGGCGCTGGATTTCCGCGCAGCGGTGGGCACGCCAGTGTACGCTGCGGAGGCCGGCACGGTTGCAATCGCGTACCACTGGAATGGCAAGCGCACCAGCGGCGATACAAACAGCTATGGCAACATGGTCAAGCTGAAACACGCTACATACAAGTATGGTACGCTCGAAACGCTGTACGCACATCTTAATAAGATTGTTGTCAAGCAAGGTCAGCAGGTGCAGGAGGGTCAGCTGATCGGCTACAGCGGCGATACCGGCAACTGCTATGGAGCACACCTGCATTTTGAAGTGCGCTGGAAAGGCCAGCGTACCAACCCGCTGAACTGGCTGGATGCTGATTTCAGCACGGCCAGCAGTGCGGTCAAGCTGGGCAGTTACAGCAGCATACAACACACAGAGGAAGTGAAGCGCATGTATTATGCAATCGACGTATCGAAACACCAAAACAAATTTGATTGGCAGGCAGCCTACAGCAAGGGCATCCGCCACGCCATGCTGCGCGCCGGGTATGGCCGTTACAGCAGCCAGGTTGACCCGCAGTTTGAGCGCAACGCAGCGGAATGCGCCCGCCTGGGTATCCAGTACGGCGTGTACTGGTACAGTTATGCAAGCACCCCGGAGGAGGCACGCCAGGAGGCCCGCTGCTGCCTGGCCGCGATCAAGGACAAGCACCTGTGCCTGCCGGTGGCCTATGACATTGAGTATGAGCCGTGCATTTTGCGGCTGACCAACGCTCAGCGCACCGCGCTGGTGGAAGCGTTCCTTGGCGAAATCGAGGCGGCGGGGTATTACGGCATCCTGTATGCTAGCTGCAATTTTATTCGCAACCGCCTGGACTACAAGGCGCTGTCCAAATACGATATCTGGGTTGCCCAGTATGGCAGCACATGCACCTGCCCCCTGCCGTATGGCATCTGGCAGTACAGCAGCCGCAACGCTCTGGGCGTGCCCGGCTACGGCACCAGCCTGGATTGCAACAGGGTATACAAGGACTATGAGCAGCTGATGATCCAGGCAGGCTTGCAG